CAAAAAAATATGAAACGGCCATGTTTAATTGCATCATAAAAGTTTTGAAAGAGGTTCCGATTCAAAACTTAAATGCTGTGGTTGAAAAGTTAGTCATGAATTCGCGATATTTTCCGAAAGTGCCGGACTGGGTTGAAGCAACAAAAAGTATTCCAAAACCTGTTAATTATACAAAGAATCGTTGTAATTGTGATTTATGCTTAGATAGTAAGTGGGTCCTTGTTGGGAAGAATGATGATCCTAATTATGAAAAAGCATATAGGTGTTCTTGCTCAGAATCTGGTTTTGGTATGTCGTGGGATATAAGTCTTTTTAAGAATGGATATTATTTAGTTGAGGCTCATAACTTGAATAAAAATCCTTATCATATAAGAAAAAAATTTGGAATGGAGAGAGAAAATGTTGCAAATAATCAAAGATAATTTTAAATATTCTGATGATGCTAGAGAGAAAATTGAAAGGCTTTATAATTTTTCTGGTGTTAAAAAATCAGTTCCAGCATGGGTAATTACTGAAGAAATACTTGTAATGACTGGATATAAGGAAAAAATCGACACAAGAATTAATGTTCAATTTGAAAAGAAAGAACTCGAATTTCTTTATAATGCTGTTAAAAAATATACAGGGTGTGAAAATGAAGGAAGAAAACTGAAAGAAATACTAAATAGTCACAAGAAATGGCTGAATAAAGATGGCGGTGTTCGTGCCAATTTCAGAGATGCCGATCTTAGAAGCGCCGATTTTAGGGGTGCCGATCTTAGACGTGCCGATTTTAGTGGTGCCGATCTTAGACGTGCCGATTTTAGTGGTGCCGATCTTAGAAGCGCCGATTTTAGGGGTGCCGATCTTAAAGATGCCAATATCAGAGATGTCGATCTTAGACGTGCAAACCTCGACTATTCATCATGGGCACTATCTTGCACTACAAAAATCGTAAAACTTTGCAAAAAACTACAAGCACAACTTTTAGCTCATGCTTTTAGAGTATCGCCTGACTGTAAGCCGACTGAAGATCAAATGGATTTTATAAGAGAGAATTTTCATCGATATAAAGAATTTTGGGGAGAAGAGAAATGAAAATAAGTGAGAACGTAAAAATTAAATTTATGCTGATAGTGTTGGCATACATTTCAATGAATTGTAAGTCGCTGAGGGAATTAGTCTTTGAAGTTGAAAGCGATATATTAAGGGAAAGGGAAGGGGGAAGAAAGTGAAATATCCAGATTCTTTTTACAAGGTCAAAACTAAGGGGTAGAAAATGAGAAAATTATCAGAAATAAACAGAGATATAAAAGTTACTGGTATCCAGATCGATGTTGTAAATAAGTCAATTATAGATTTTGAAAGTTTAGTCGAAAAATATAAAAATCATCTAAAAAAGTTTAATGATAAAAAAGAAAAACTTGAAAAAGAAAAAGAAGATTTTTTAAAAAGAGATGCATTATATAGCGAAGTAACGGCAAAATGAAAGAGTCAATAGTTCAAAAAGAAATTTTAGAAACATTATACAAAATACCAGACAGTAAAGTGTTAAGAATAAATAATACACCAATTTTCGATCCAAAATTAAATAGATTTAGAAAATCAAATAATCGGTTTCAGCCGGATGGCATTAGCGATATTTTTTTCTTTTATAAGGGGCAGGTGTTTTTCATAGAAGTCAAGACACCGAAAGAGTTTAAGTATTTAATGAGAAACTACGATGAAATAAAAAATGGAAACTGGAAACTAAGATCTGGGAACTCTACTGTAGAAAAAAAACGGCGGTTACAAAATCAAATTATATTTATTGATGAAATGACAAAACTTGGGTTTAAAGGGTTTTTTACATGCGATTCAAGAGATACTTTAGAAAAAGTAAAAGGAATTAAAAATTTCTGAGAAGACAAGTTGTGTGTGTGATGAGTTTTAGAAAGTTGTTAAATGTCTTCCCAGAAATCAAAAGTCAAATTTAGGTTTTCTGATTTTATAGAGGCCTTATGAATTTCCCAATCATTTACATCGGGATTGTGCTTTTTAACATTTGCCATTAATGCATTAATATTTTTATATAGCTTCGGAGCATTGTAATCAAGTTTATTGGGATTCTTCATCTTTGGGTTGAAGTAGCATCTTTTTTTTGGGTTATATGCAAGATAAAGACCTTCAAAATCCATTACAATTCCTTTTTTACTTCTTCTAGTTCTTCAGTTGTCAATTCTTGCATACCGAAAGAAGAATTGAAACATTCATATATATCAGACTCAAGTTTTTTTGCAGCATCGGGGTATCTTCTTTCCATTTTCATTAGAAACAAACCAAGATGGCTTGGTACTTGTGGAATCCACCTTTGTGCACTTTTATTGTAATCGTATTCCAACAGCTCTTTCATTTTTAAATCCTTTGTAACTACAAATAACTTAAATAAGAATATAGTCATTATATTTAAAAGTCTAGTATTTTTAAAATAAATTATGTAATAAAATAACACTAAAAGAATTTAAAAAGGGCGCATTAACAATACTAAAGTTATCGATCTTAGCGTCCTTTTTTTTAACTTTCTTTTTCCGTTAATGTTGCGTAATATCAATTTAAGGAGATAATTATGGGAAAAGGAATAACTTATGTGCCGATCGATTGGAATGAAAATTCACCGACAAGGTTTCAAGAGAAAAGTCCTAGGACTATTAGCCTTGACAGCGATGGGAACGCTCAAAATAGGGCAGCAATAAAGCAAGAAGCAGTATCAGACAAAAAGAGTATGGTCAGTGCCATGCTTGAAAATCCAGAGTATAAAGATTTTTTTAATGACATGCCAGATGAGAAGTCAAAAGCAAGATACATAATGGAAACATTAAAAGGTGCTTCACCTGTTGACGTCGCAAGAGATATATTTGAAGCAAGAGCAAGAGATAGAGAAGGTGCTGTTGAAACTCCGGATGGTAGCTATTTGGAGATACCTGTTGATAGCACTCCAATAAGTGGAGCAACAAAACAAGAATTAGAAATGATAAACGATGCAATTCAGAATAATGCAATAGAGCATCAACAGAGAAAATTAAACGAATTTAACGGAGGGGATAATGAGACATTCACAAGATAATGTTTTTTCAGGAACTGGAATTGATGCAACTACAGAAAGCAGTGTCATTGACTTAAGGGAAGTTTATGCTTTTTCTCTTCACGGAAAATGGACAAAAAATTCTGGTACAGTTGGTGGAACATACAAAATACAGATATCAAATGACGGTGAAAACTTTATTGATTTAACAGATTATTCAGAAACTTTGTCAGATGCAAGTGGGGAAGTATTTTTTAATTATGACGGTTGTGCTGGCTTTTCGTATATGAAAATAGTTTTAACATTAACAGGCGGAGATATCGATCTGGATAGTTATTTGTCAACAAAAGGGTAAGTAATGGGATGCGGAAAAGGAAAAGGAAAAAGTAGTGGAGGTAAAGGTAAAGGTAAGGGTAAGGGAGGTTATAAGTGACTGATGTTACCGTCCCTATTTCTGAAAAGATGTTTAAACGGTTAGAAAGTACTATTGGAGCAACGATTGCTTTGCCATCAACAAAAGCAAAAGATTTTAGTGTTAAGCGTGATAATCAGAAGACTTACAAGAGAAATGAATTTAATTTGATTTATAACAATGGCAAGCCGATCATTAAAAACTCTTTATCAAAAAAGTACAGAAGAGAGCTAAAGAGAAGGCAAGCAGCAATCAGGTTAGCAGAGTTAAAAAAAGCAAAGCTAGTAATTAGCTAATACATGGAGGGGCTTATAGCTGCATCAAAAAAGAAAGTAGTAAAAAAGAAGAAGCCAGTTGGTCGTCCAACGAAATTCAATGAATTAGATATGAAGAAATTTGAGCTTCTTTACTCTTATGGATTCACTGATAAGCAAGTCGCAACGATCTTAGAAGTGAAGGAACAAACGATAAATAATTGGAAAAAATCTAACCCAAATTTTTTTGAGTCCTTAAAGAATTGGAAGAGCATAGCAGATGAGAAAATTGTCAGATCCCTTTATAATAGGGCAATCGGGTGCACTGTAAAAGAGACTAAGGTGGGATTCTTTAACGGAATGGCAACAACACAAGAAGTTGATAAAGTTATTTTACCAGATGTCACCGCCATAATATTTTGGTTAAAAAACAGACAACCGGAGCAATGGAGAGATAGAGCTAATATTGATTTTGATTATAAGTCTGCAAAAGACGGGTCGTTGATTGAGCTGGCCCAAAAAGCAATTAAGAAGTTAAATGAAAATAAAGATTAGAAACTGGAACAAAGAAGATAAGAACTTTGTTTACTCTACTATTAAAAAAAGTTTATATAGATGCAAGGTAAACGATTATAGGTTGATGCAATATTGTGACTTTGAAAAGCACATGAATAAGTTACTTGATAGTAAGACAGAAAAGTTAAATGTTTCTGTCTTATGTCCAGAAGATGCCGAGTTTCAGATATTAGGGTATATCATTTACGACGCAATAAAAGACGCTATTATCTATGCTCATGTTAAGCATATATATCGAGAGAATGGCCTTTTTAAAATGATGGTAGAAAAATCATTTAATGGTATCCCTAGTTATTATTGCTTTAAAAGCAGAAGCAAGGCCTGGAAGAAATATATCGAAAAATACCCAATAGATTACTTACCAATCGAGTTTATTTAAGGAGTTAAAAAATGCAAATAATAGAACTATCAGACATTACTTTTGCTAGCTCAATTAGAGTCGGAAAAGAAAATTACGAGAAGAATTTTATTGATCCACTAAATAGGCCAGAGGATAGATACTATCGGTTATTCTACGCACCCGAGCAAAGCTTAGTTTATATAATAAGCATTGATCCAGCTCTTTCAGATGAAAAGCTTTCATATAAGAGAAAGAAAGCATGCGGCATGGCAAACGTTAGATGTATGACCCCAATGAACATTCCTTCAGAAATAAAGACAAGAATCACAAAAGAATTAAACAAAACAAATGAAAGTAAGCGTTGATGCTATTCTTAGAGAAATTATTCTCAGAGCAGGCATTGAGGAAAAAGTAGATTTAAGAGATCCTGAGTTCACTGTTCAGAACAAAGCTATTAATGATCCATCAAGCCTTAAAGCTTATAATTGCACAAGAAGAGCAGGTAAGACGCTTGCAGTAGTAATTGACTTTCTTGAGAGTGCAAAAAACAATCCGAAGACAAAATATTTATACATGGCATTAACGATAGATAGTGCAAGGGGGATTTGTTGGGATGATTTAAAAGAAATAAATGAAAGAAACAATCTCGGATTTGTTCCAAATGAAGCACGCTCAGAGTTGCGGCACCCAAACAAGTCACTCATAAAATTGGCAGGTGCTGATTGTTCTGAAAAGCAAATGAGAAAAATATTAGGGCAAAAATATAAGAAGGTTGCAATAGATGAGGCCGGATCTTTCACGATAGACATGAAGCGGTTAGTTTACCAAATGATCGAACCAACATTAATCGATCAAAAAGGTATGCTAATACTTCTTGGGACTTGTGAAAACATCCCTAACACTTTTTTTGAATCAGTTACAGAGGGTAGGGAAGCTGGTTGGTCAGTACATAAATGGACAGCAGCAGAGAATCCACATGTTAGAGTTAACTTCCTAGCTCAAATTGAAAAAATACTCAAAAGAAATCCTCTATCAAAGTTTGCTTCATGGTTCAGGACTCATTATTTAAATGAATGGTGTACTGATGATGAGTTGATGATTATAAAAGTCGATGATCATAATATAGTTAAAGAGTTGCCGAAAATTAACCCTAAAACCAGATGGCAATTTGTTCTTGGTGTTGATATTGGTTACAATGATGCAAATGCTTTTACAATTATTGCTTTTAATAAGTATATTAAAAAAGTATTTTTCGTTAAGAGTTTTAAAAAAGCGAATCTTGATTTTACAGGTGTGAGTAAGGTAATTACTCAGCTTCAGAAAGATTATCCGTTTTTCAGAATTGTGATTGATGGAGCAAATAAACAAGGTGTGATGGAGCTTAGAAACAGGTGGCATTTACCATTACAGTCAGCAGAGAAAACTGCAAAGGCGACATATTTAAGGCTAATGAGGGATGATTTTATAGAGGGTAATGCTTGTATATTGGAGGGAGAGTGTAACGAGCTTGAAACAGAGTGGAGTCAATTGATATGGGTTGATGAGGACAAAGAAAAAGAAGATCCCAGATGTCAAAATCATTGCTCAGATTCCGGTCTTTACGCATGGAGAGAAGCAAAGCACTATGTAGCTAAAGATGAACCAATTAAGTATAGTAAAAACTCTGATGAATATATGAGAATGGAAGAGGAAATGGAAGCAAAAGAAATGGTCAAGAAGATAAAAGAAGAAAAGGAGTTGGAAGCATGGCTGTAGACAGAGGTACGGTAATAGATGGGCATATAAAAAGCCTATCAGATTTTATGAAAGATAATGAAATTGTTAAACTCAAAGTTAGCGATGAAGTGATAGAAATAGAGCTAACAAGAGAGGGGATTGCTAGGCATATCTTAGAAAAAAAAGCATTACTTAATGATTTGCCTGAAAAGAAAAAGAAGGAACCAGCTAAGGATGAATTAAAAGATTTTATTTTTGGTAAAGAAAATATTAATAGCAAGGAAATGGGGGAACTATATGGCGTTTAATAGTTATGATAAATTTGCAGGCAAATCAAAAGAGAGAATGTATTGGTTTGAAGCTCAGTCAGATGAAGATTTATATAACTCTGTTTTTGACACAGTTAAAGACATTAAAAAGAGACAATTTTATAAATCAGAGCAAAACCTGAGATACTTGAGACTTTACAACAACAATGCAAACAAGGGTGTTTTTGTAAGCGACTTTTCAGCAAAGTCAAAAATGCAAATGCTGAGTTTAAACGTTGTTCAATCTTTGTGCGACACAGTGACTAATAACATCGGTAAAAATAAACCTAAGGTAACATTTTTAACTAACTCAGGCGATTACTACATGCAAGAGAGAGCGAAGAAGTTAGACATGTTTACCGCAGGTCAGTTTTCTATGACTGATGTTTACAAGAAGAGTCCAATAACTCTAAAGCGTGGGTGCGTGTTTGGTGATGGTTTTGTTAAGCCATATAAAGATGGAAGTGAAATTTGTTTAGACAAAGTTAACCCTGAGGAAGTTTTAGTTGACGAAAGAGAAGGTGATTGTCCGAGAACTTTTTATCAATTAAAACTAGTATCTAAGAAGTGGATGCAACAACTTTATTCTGATAAAGCAGGTAAAATAGGTGAGATTACATCAGAGGTTTACAAGGATTTATATTTTGGTGGATTTGATTTGGTTGAGAATGAGCTAGTTCCGGTTGTGGAGGCCTGGAGACTTCCGTCAAGGAAAGATGCAAAAGACGGGAGACATTGCATTGTTTTAAGTAATTGCATGTTACTGGATGAATCGTATGATTATCAGTACTCTCCATTTGTTAAACTTCCTTTTTCAGAGGGAATTATAGGTTACTGGGGTGTTGGTGTTGCTGAGCTGTTAACTGGAATCCAGTACGAAATAAACAAAACATTAAAGAGAATACAACAATCTATTCATTTAATGGCAATCCCTCGGGTTTTCTATGAATACGGATCAGACATTGTTGAAGAGCATTGGAATAATGAGGTTGGGTCAATGGTTGGGTATCAAGGCAATGCACCAATGGTAATCACACCACAAACTGTTGGGCAAGAGGTTTTCTCTCATTTGAATTACCTTTATCAAAAAGCTTTTGAGATTGTTGGTGCATCACAAATGTCAGCAGGTGGGGCAAAGTTGCCAGGTCTAGATTCAGGTGAAGCTATTCGGACATTTAGAGATGTTGAGACAGCAAGATTTGCAGTGTTGCAAGAGCAATATGACGAATTTCACTTAGAGATAGCAAGAAGATATGTGGATATCGCTAAGGAAATATCTGAAGAAGATAAGAGCTTTTCTGTTATTACCAAAGATTCTTCAGAAGGAGTTGTTAGAATAAAGTGGAGTGATGTTAATTTAAAAGATGATGAGTATATCCTTCAATTATATCCAACCAATCTTTTACCGACTGAACCAGCAGGTAAGTTGTCAACAGTTGTCGAGATGACAAAGAGCGGATTTTTCTCAAAAGAAGAAGCAATCTCTTTGCTTGATTACCCAGATATTAAGCCGATTATTAATATCAAGAAAGCAAAGCAAGACGACATTATGAAGACAATATTTACTATGGTTAAAGAGGGTAAGTATTTGCCCCCTGAACCTGACCAAGACTTAGCGTTAGGTATTGAGTATTGCCAAGCGTATTATCTTGACTTAAGACTCAAGAAAGTTCCAATCGATAGGTTAAACTTATTGCAGCAATGGAAGTCAGACGCTTACGAAATTCTTTTTGGTCAGCAAGAAGAAGTAAATATGGCTCCAGAAAATCAAGAGCTGATTCCGTCAGAGATACCAGAATCAGCTCCGGCCATAGACGATGCTCTTCTGAATCAGTTACCTGACAGTCCGATGGGGCAAATGGAAAATCAAGAATTACCAACATAAACAAGTGAGGCAAAATGGAACAAGGACAAGGACAAGAAGCGCAAGCACCAGTAGAAGGTCAGCAGTCACAAGAAAACCAAGGTGGATATTTTGAAAGCTTGGCAACAAAGTATGAGCAAATTGAGCAGTCTGGCCAGAAAGAAGGGCAACAACAGCAAGTTGATCCTGAGAGACAGCAAACCAGTGACGTCGTTGGGGTTGAGAGCAATCAGAACAATAACAATGATCAGGATGTGTATCAAAAGCTCGAAAGGATCGCAAAAGCAGAGAGGGCAGCAGTAGAAAGAGAGATGAGAGCAAAGCAAATGGAAGAAGAAGCCATTAGGTTAAAGGAGAAGTATTCCAAGTTTGAGCAAGCTTACAATCTTAAAGAGCAAGATCCAATGGCGGCGATAGAGGAGCTTGGCCTTGATTTTGGCGATATCCAAGAGAGATATCGTGACGACAAAATGCCATCTTCTCGAAGAGAAGCAGAGCTTATGAAAAAAGTTCAAGATCTTGAGAAGAAGCAAACAGAGTTTTTTGAAAATCAAAAGAAAGCAGAAGAGGAGCAAAGGCTGAAGTACCAGAAGCAGCAAGAGCAACAGCAAGTTAGTCAACTAATGAAAACTTTTGAGAATATTGCCGCTGAAGAAAAAGACCCAGATGGTACTCCAAAATATGAGCTGATTCAGGGTGAAAAAGCTTACCAGCTTGTCTTTAATGAAATGGAAAAAGAGTACCAGCAAACTGGGAAGATCATTGATCCTAAGCAAGCAATGGATAAAGTTGAAAAAAACCTTGAACAAATACTGCAACGAGTGATAAAATACAAGAAATTCGGGAAATATGGACAATCCGGAGATGGTCAGACGCCAACAGCTACTGAATCATTTCTGGATCAAGCACAGCACAAAGCAGAGTCCTTCCAGCCTAGTAATTCCCCCAATACATTAAATAGTAGCTTCACTACTTCTAATCCGCCTGCGAGCAATAGGCCTATGGATAGATCAGAATCAATTAGAAGAGCGGCTGAAATTTTGCAGTATAACGAATAATAACAAAAAGGAATTACATAAATGACAGCTTTAAATTTAACTTCATTTGATGCAGCTCTTAAGCAGCACTATACTAATGATATGGTCAAGAGAATGACTTATCAGGACAACCCGTTTCACGCTCTCGTCCCTAAAATGACAATGTTTGGTGGAAAGAATTTACCTGTTCCAATCATCTATGGAAATCCCCAAGGTCGTTCTTCTACATTCTCAACAGCAAAAAGCAATAAAGTTGCTGGACGCTACACTGACTTTGTTTTAACCAGAGCAAAAGATTACGGTCTTTGTTCAATTGATGGCGAAACTATCGATGCTTCCAAAGGCGACAAAAACGCTTTCATGGAAGCAATGGCAACAGAAATAGACGGTACTTTTGAATCAGTGACACGTTCACTTTCAACAGCAGAATTTAGAAATGGTTCAGGTGCTATTGGCCAAATCGGGTCAGCATCAACTATTTATATTACTTTGAAGGATACTGAAGAAGTAACTAACTTTGAAGTAGGAATGAAATTAGTAGCATCAACAGCCGCTGGTGGTGGATCTGTTAAGCAAACAGCTTCAGTTGACAACACTTTGTCAGTTGTTGCAGTTGATAGAGATTTAGGCGTATTAACAATGTCAGCAGCATATGACTCATTTACTTCAAACGATTGGGCCGCTGATGATTATCTATTTGTTCAAGGTGACTATGATTCAAAAGTTAAGGGACTAGATGCATGGATACCAGCAACAATGCCATCATCAGGCGATAGCTTTTTTGGCGTTGATAGATCAGTAGACACAAGACTTGCTGGACTAAGAAAAGATATTTCTTCAATGCCACTAGAAGAAGGTCTTATTGATGGAGCGAAAAGAGTCCAAAGAGAAGGTGGAAATCCAACTCATACTTTTATGTCTTATAATCGTTATGGGATCTTAGAGAAATCTTTAGGCTCTAAGGTTCAATATGTTGACCTAATGTCGGACGTTGGAATTGGATTTAGAGGTATTAAGCTTAATACCTCTAAAGGTGCAGTGACTGTTATAGCTGATCAAAACTGTCCTGACGATGTAGCGTGGATGCTACAGCTTAACGTTTGGAAACTTTACTCACTAGGCGAAGCTCCAAAAATGCTTATGCATGATGGAAATAGAGTTTTAAGAGAAAGTGACGAGGATGGTGTAGAAGTTAGAACTGGTTACTATGCCCAACTTGGTTGCCGTGCCCCAGGATGGAACATCAGGCTTAAGCTTGCTTAATTTTTTCTTTAAATGAATAGGGGGATAAATCCCCCTTTCTCTTAATAAGGACTTACAAATGGCTAATAGAAACTTTGATTATATGCAGTCACTTGAGAGGCAAATCAAAAAGCTAAATTTTGAAGCAGCTTATGTTGCGGCAGCTACAGCTAGCGGAACTCTCGATTTGACAGCAGACATTACTATCACATCGGCAACAACGTTGAGTGATACACCCAATGGAACAACCATAACTTTGACAGTTAATGCGGCAGCAGACAATCCAACGGACACTGTTTTAGCAGAAGTAACTGGATCGGCCACAGCTATTGCTATTGCTATTACTCCAAACGATGGTACAAATAACGGTGCGACTCCTGTTAATGTTACAACGGCACAATTAAGAGAATTGATTGCCACAGGAGACATTGCAGCCTTAACTGTCACACTAACAGACGCTTCTAGCTTGCTAGATGAAATATCAGCTACTGGTGGCGACGCAACAGCATTGGCAGCAGGTGGTGAAGGTGATGGAGAAGTAGCAACTCTTTCTGGCGGAGTAACTCAAGATTTCACAATGACTAGAAAGTTTGGAATCTATGACATTACTCAAGAGTCAACCGGAGAGTATAAAATTGAGCTTGAGGACAAATATGTAAAGTTTAATTATGCAAACTTTATGGTTGTTGGTTCAACAGCAAGAGACTTTACTTTTCAGGTAAAAGAGTACGACATTAACCCAACAACAGGACGGGCATATATAACAATTTATGTTCTTACTGCTGGAACAGAAACACAACTTAATGATGGCGACATTATTTTAGGTGAGATTACTTTGAAAAACACAACAGTAATTTAGGGGTTGTTTATGTTAGGATTGGGAATGTTGGGCAACGACAAGAAATCAAGTACTGTTGTTGTCGCCTCCGGTAAGATGGGTGATAAGTCTTATGACAAAACCTATGGAGAAGGTAAAGAGATGGATGACAAAGACATGTATAATCCAGTTGAGATGATGATGGAAGAGTTCATCAAATCAGTACATGAAAAGGATTCCAAAAAAGCCGCTAAGATTCTTTGCTTCATTATGGAGATTGAAAGAAGAAAGGGCGGAACAGAAATAGAAATCAAAGCATAGGGGCATAAAATGTCAGGTAACGTTACCTTCCAAGCTTTGATTGACGAATCAAAAGATAGGGCCGACATGGTTGGCTCTTCTTTTGTTTCTGATTCAACTTGGGAAAAATACATAAACAAATCTAAAGATGTTCTCTATGATCATTTAATTTCTGCTTATGGAGAAGATTACTATACTACTGATCATGATATTACTCTTATCAGTGGGACAGATACTTATTCTTTGCCATCTGATTTTTATAAAGTTGTAAGTGTTGAGCTTGATATTGGTGGCAGCGAATACATTCCTCTTGATAGATTCTCACTTAGAAACAGAGGGAGAGGGTTTTATAACAGGTATTACAACGTATATAAGTATCGATTGATCGGTGACAATATCCATTTTACTCCTAATCCATCAACGGGAACGACTGTTAAGTTATGGTATATTCCATTGGCAACCAATTTAGTCAACTCGACAGACGAGCTTAAAGGTTTCAATGGTTGGGAAGAGTTTATTATCATAGATGCTGCTATCAAAGCTTTGAGAAAAGAAGAGAGCGACACAACCGAACTAGAGAGGGATAGAGCAATATTAGTCAGAAGGTTGGACGCTAAGAAAAGAAATAGAGATGCAGCAAACGGGATGAAAGTAAAGGATACATCTTCACGATATTTTTACGACGGTGCAGAAAATTATGAAGGATATTAATGAAATCTTTCAAGAAAATCAGAACAGGCAACCGAGAAGTTGACCAAATTCAAGAGAATCTAACTCAGTTTTTCACACAACAAGCTGGGAATTTCCTGTTAGATGGAATACTTCACAAAGAAATTACTATCAACACAACTTTTGCGTTAGAGCATAAACTAGGTAGATTACCGATTGGTTATATTGTTGTTAGAAGAGACTCAAATGCAGTCATTTACAACGGTGATATAACCAACACTCTAATTAATTTATCATCCAGTGCTAGCGTTGAAGCTGATATATGGGTGTTTTAAATGGCATTACAGAAAATAGAAGTACCTCTAGTCGTTTCTGGGGGTATCGACACAAAGACAGACAGAAAGATTGTTCCAGACCAGAAGATGCTAATAACTGAAAATGTTGATTACCGCAAGATAGGAACACTAAGAAAGTCAACAGGGACAACAAAACTTACTGCTTCAACAAATCAAACAGATGACTTAAATGATGTGTCTTCAAGGATATTTTCTCACAATGATGAGATTATCACTTTAGGAAAACAGGGCAGTAAAGATATTTACTCTTATTCTGCTAATGAGGCAGAATGGAAAGCAAAAAATAATGGTGGTCAAACATTTGTTCCTGTTGATATTGAGGTCGATCAAGACTCAGCTGACTATCTAAATTGTTCGAGTTCTTCTCTTGCTGAATTTCCTCTTGCAGGCTTTAGAATATTTGGAACAATAGTTTATAAAGCAGACGGTACTTCGCCATTCAGGTTAACTAAAATAGATTATGAGACAGGCGAAGAACAGATTTTTGAACCAGATACCACTTATGACTCGTATGAAATAAAAGTAATTGGTAAGGATGACGCTACTGATCCGATTATTTGGGTTATTGTTGTTCAGGTTGGTGCTGGCGCATCTGGGAATGCTGATAGGGTTTTATGTTATACATTTGATAAATACATTACTCAAGTTGGCTCAACGGTCACTTTAACTAGTGACACAACCGCAACGAGTTTAATCCCATCCATTGATGCAATATATGTTGAAACATCTGGGTTGTTTTACGCAGGAGCAGTAAGTACAACTTCTATAGACTATGGATATGTAACAACTTCAGGGGCCATTAGTGTCTCAACAACATATACTCCTAGTGTTAGTATTAATATATTCTTTTCTCCGTGGGATGGTACTGGGGTATCCAAGAGAGCAAATATTTCTTGCTGCGAAAGTGGTAACAATATATATATCGTTTTTCCAGAATATCAAATTTTTTCTGATAGAGATGTTTTTATAGTAGGTGTTTCAAAGTCTAATCTTTCAGTGTCAAAAACAGAACAAAAAGCTATAGACAAAACTGTTTATCCTTCTATTTACTATAAGGTGGATGTGTTTGAAGCTCCAATACCATCATCATCTGATATATTGATTGTCGCTGCTAGTGGGTATGAAAAATACACTCTATCAGGCAAAGATAATATTTATCCAATAACAAATGTTGTTAATATTTTTTGGCAGTCCTCTTATTTGGTTAACCTAATTACACAAAACCCTATATCTGGTTCAGAAATTGCGTCAAAAGGATATTCTAATTATCCAACAGATTTAAGGGTATTTTACTATGTGATGACAACATCGACCCAATCAGCAGAAGATTCAACTTTTAACTTAGTAAAATTTAGTTATGGGACTGATTTTAATATTTCAATAGTAACTAAATTTTTCAATAACAATGCGGTTGATATATATACGAAGGAATATGAAACATATTACAACTCAACCAATAACTATACTTATATGTCATTGCTGAATAGTTTAGTAATTGGAAAAGACGATAAGCTATATTTCCCTTGCATAGTAAAAGCAGACTTGATTGGTAAAGGTAATAGTTTTACAACGGCATTTCCGTACTATTCCGTAAAAAATGCAAGTGTTTCTTTAAGCATCGGTGATGACTTAGACTTTGTTACAAGCAGATTGTCTCAATCGACTCATCTTTCAAGTTCTGTTGTTAAAGAATACGACGGCACATCTTTACGGTACAGCGGTTTCCAACGTGTGCCGTATGTTACTTACACAACATCAGCATCCAACCCGATTGATGATGGGACATATTTATATCAGCTTATATTTAAATATTTTGATAATAATGGTGAGATTCATTTTTCTGGTACATCTTCAATTGATTCAGTAACTACAACAAGTCAATCAGTTGTTATTACAAAGAGTCCAGCAAATGAGTTTGATTTAAATGTGGAAAAAGATGCTATTGCTGAAATAGCTATTTATAGAACAGCAGTAAACCAAAGCGGTCCATTTTATTATGTTGGGTCAATGGACTCTTCTGATACATCATTTAGTGATATATACACGGATTCAGTAATAACATCAAACGAGCAAATATACACATCAGGCGGTGTCTTAAGTAATAACATAGTCCCACCGTTTTCTTATATATCTTCAGGCCTGGACAGAATGTTTGGTGTGTCACTGGAAGATAGAAACAAGATTTATTACTCACAAAAAAGAATTGTTGAAAACGCTATTGAATGGAGCGAAGCATTGTTCTTTAGGGTTGACGGTCATGGAAAAAATATTGGTCAAGCCGTAGGCGTTGAGAATTTAGACGACAAAATGGTGATATTGAAAAACGATTCATGTTTATATATTTCAGGTGATGGGCCATTGAGAACCGGAGAGCAGAACACATTCACCTCACCTAGTGTTGTATCTCAAGAAATTGGTTGTTCTGAAAAGCAGTCAATTGTTGCCACTCCAAGAGGTATTATGTTCAAGGGGAAGAAGGGAATTTATTTGATTGATAGATCTCTTCAAGTAAGCTACATCGGTGCACCAGTAGAAGAATATAACAATGAAACTATAAACGGATCAGCGGTTTCAAAAACAAGGAACGAAGTATATTTTCAAACAGATAATAGAATGATGATTTATAATTATCTTCAAAACAATTGGTCAACAAACACATATCTTGGAGGAAAATCCGCTTGCATATGGAAAGACAATCTAGCTGTTTTGAAGTCTGATGGATTTGTTTATTATCAAAATGATTCTATTTATACAGATGACAGTGCTGCTATATCAATGAAGATAGCTACTCCATGGTATAAAATGAAGGGTATCACTGGTTTTGGTAGGCTTTATGAAGTTGTTGTTTTGGGAGAGTATAAAAGCGACCATACTCTAAATATTAGAGTCTATTATGATTATGATGACACTGACTATGATGATTATACTTTTGACGTGACTTCTATAAATATTTACGAATTTGCAGTAAAACCATCGAAACAAAAATGCCAAGCATTTAAAATAGAAATATGGGACACGCCAACAGGTGGTTCAGGTGAAAGCTTGGAGCTTACTGGTATATCAGTTAGGCTTGGTTCAAAGGTTGGATTTTATAAATTATCAGAAAGTAACAAGGGGTAGTTATGGGCAATTTTTTAGTTGATACTTGGAAAACGATGTTTAGCAGTCCTTCAGGTGTTTCCACACCAGAAAAATACAATTTTAATCCTAATGCATATTTACCTGATCCAGCATACCAAGAAACGGTGGCAGACCTCTACGACATAACACAAGGCCAAGGGCCTACGGTAGCAGAGAGAGCAGGTACAAGACAGGCGGCGGCGGCATCAAGAAATGCAGCTTCTTTAATGGCGTCACAGAGGGGTATGAATCCAGCATTGGCGGCAAAGATGGCAGCAGATCAAAGCGCAGTTACTCAGGCAGAGATTGCAGGCAGGGCAGGCGAGCAAGCTATCCTTGAAAGAGAAAGAGGACGGCAATCACTTTTAAACGCTTTAGAACAAAACAGAGAAGCCTTGATTCAACAGCAAGCTATCGAAAGCGGAGCAACCAATAGTTACGCAAATGCTTTAATGAACGCTCAACAATCTCAATCGGCACTAGATCAAGCTGAGCAAGCAAAATGGTGGGAGCTAGCTGGTAACGTTGGTTCAATGGTGGCCTCCGCTCAAACTGGTGGAGCATCATCAGCAGCAGAATCAGGAATGGCGACAAGTGGTAATGTTGGAAATCAAGTAGGCGGTCAATCAAATAGTGGGATTGGTGTTAGGAATAAATCAATGCCAATGCAGCAAGAAAATATCGGATTAAATAATAAATCTATGCCTATCGGTGGAGCTAATTCGTTGCTGTCACAGATGGGGCAGCAAGCAGTCGGTGGAGCTAAGCCGTTGCCGATACAGATGGGGCAGCAAGCAGTAAGTGGTGAAAATGCTGTTTATCAAGGCAGCCCAGTATCGAGCAACATGAATTTGCAAAATAGTTTATACACTTTGCCTAATGCAGAAAGATATAATCAAGTTGGTTGGGATCAAAACTACAAGCTTAATGATGAAAACGAAAGATTTATGAGACAACAAATAAATCCAGCTATGATCAATCCAGAATTGGCAGAAAGGGCGTCTAAAAAGAAATTTGCAGAAGCTTGGATGCAGCAGATGAAAGAAGGCGGTATGGGTACATATACGGATATTTATGGGAATACTCAAACTCAATATACTCCACCAGCAGAGAATTTTAACGAGCAAGAATACTTACAAGAATATCCACATATACAAGAGATGTTGAGTTACAGTGGGCCAACAAATAAGCAAATGCTTGATGAATATTACAATAAGAAGATGAAAAATAAGCCAATCGAGGTGAGAAATGCCTAATACAACAATCGACCAAATGACCTTAGATGAAATGGCAGCAGCAGGGTATCGCCCTAACTATGTTGAGATGATTCCGCAACAACCTCCTGTGCAACAACCTCCTGTGCAACAACCTCCTGTGCAACAACCTCCTGTTAATTATGTTCAGCCAGCACCAACACCAGTTGTTCAGCCAAGAAATTATGTTCAGCCAGTAACTCCTGAGCAAACAGAGCAATATTATCGAGAATATCCTTCAATTGATCCAGCTCAATATGAGGGTGATGTTATGTTTGGCCCTACGACTATCACGCCAACACAGACAAGAGAAGATGTGAGGGATGACAGTGTTTTTAGTAAGAGATGGGACACATATAAAAGCAAAAACGGTCAAAAAGGTGGAGGTGGAAAAGGTGATTCACCAATAAAGAGATATGTTCCGATCCCACCATCGATAAGCCAAGCGCAAGCAGGTCAGGTACTAGATCGAAGGGAATTACCTTACCAGAAGGAAATTGAGGCAAGACAAAAAGATAAAGATAGAATTCAGCAATTAATTAATTCAGGCATTAAAAAGCAACAAGATGCGTTGTCGGGACAAGCAAAGCTTTACGATGACCTAAAAAGAGATCTTGGAGATGTTCAGCAAAAAGAAATTGAAGGCGTTAGAAAACTGAGAGAAGGATATATAGACGATCAAGGCAACAAGGTTAAAGGGTTTAACGACAAGTTCGCAGAGTTGCTTAGAGGTATTGATAATCAATACAAAGAGTTTGAGAATGAGAAAATAGACAACAATAGACTTTTTAACAACATGGGCACAGGAAGAAAGATCCTGCTAGGAATCGGTATGTTCTTAAGTGCTTTTAGCAACTCTGCTACTAAGAACACAATTGGAATTATAGAGAAAGCTATCGATAGAGATATCCAAGCACAAAAAGAAGAAATGAAAAGAAAGAGATTTGCTATAACTGGCAAGAAAAACCAACTTGCAATCTTAACTCAGAAATATAATTCTGACGTTGCTGCTGAAAACGCACTTTCGTTGATGCAGAAAAGAAAAGTTATTGACACGATCGATGCACAAATAAGAAAAGCGAAAACACAAGCAGAGATGGGGAAGCTTGAACTATTAAAAGCTCAAATCTTAAGTGGAATGAAAAAGAACGTAACAGAGCTTTCTAAGTTCCAGCAGTCACAATTAAATACTGCAAGTATGATGCAAAATGCTGATGAATTATCACGTCAAGTAATTTGGCAAACAAGATTTGCTCAGCCGAAAGAAAGAAAAGAAGCTCTTGACAAGCTAGACGAGTTTAACCAAGAAAAGAACACACTGAAGCAGGTAAATAGTGTTTATGATCGTTTTATAAACGAAAGAGAGACAGGTAGCTTTGCAGGTGGATACTTTTCCAAAATACCTTATACTAAAAGCAAAACTGATCAATTGACAGCAATGGCGACATTATTCGCACCATTTAAAGCTTTAATTGCTGAGGCAGTAACTAAAGGTGAACTTGAAACATTATTCCCATTAATACCATACAAGACTGATACACCATCACAGCTTGAAACTAAAAAACAAAGATTAATGGAAGCACTTATTAATAGATTCCCTGAAAAAGGTGCGCTTAATAGGTGGTTGCCAGCAAATTTGAAACAAAAACATTATTTTATAAATGTGAAAAAACCAAACCTATAGGTCTTACATGTATAAACTTTACGACGTTCAAAACGATAAAGAAGATATTTTTGATAGTGGGCAAGCTATGCAGGCCCTACAAAGCGGTAGGTATACCGTAGAGCAAGGCAAGACTTACAACATGACCGATCCTAGCGGTAGGCTTGTTGGAGTCGATGGATCGCAATTATTTGATGCTATTGAGAACGGATATAATTTAGCTGACCAAAAAACCATTGATTTTCATAAAGAACAACAAGAAAACGATGCCAAGAATATTCAAACAGGATTAGAGTCTGCTGCTAGAAGCGTGACTTTTGGTGGGTCTGATTGGTTGCTCATAAATGGTCTTGGCAAAGCTTTAGGAATGGAAGACTTCACAAGGGAAGAGTTAGAGAAAAGAAGGCTAGCGAATCCTGACGTTGACTTATTCTCAGGGTTAGCAGGTGATATTGTCACCTCTCTTTTTGGTGCTGGTGCTGGATACGGTGTAAAAGCTGCATCGGCAGCAAAGAAAGGGGCTGGCGTCACTAGAGGTCTTAAGAAAATCTCAAGCCTAACACCATCTTATCAGGTAAGTAAGTATGCTGCTAAAGGTGAAAAGTTCCTTCTTAACAAGCTTGGCAAAAGAGTTCCGGTTGATAGTATTATTGGCAGAAGTGCGCTTGGTGCTGGAATTGTTGGAGCTAGCGGAGCGGTAGAGGGGTTAGTTAGAGAGGGTAGTAGATACTTTGCTGAACAACAAATAGGTGACGCTGATTTTTCTGCATCAAATCTTGGTAATTACCTTCAAAACGGAGCAATTTGGGGTGGTATTTTTGGTTCAGTTGGTGGTTTTTTAACTGAAGGTATTGGGTCGGCAGCGGAGAAAATTGCTAGGAAATATCCAGATGTTGGATTGAAAGGCCTTGAGGTTGCTTCAGGAGTTACACCGGAGAGTCAGCGTAAATTCTTAATGAATCCTGATGGATTGACGAACATTAGAAGTGAAGAGGAACTTGTCTCTGAATTAACATCAAGGTATCAGAGGGTAGCTGATCAAGTAGAGGAAACTGGCGAAAACGTAGCAGAACTTGAAAAGATTATAAAAGATCAAGAAATTGCTTTAGGGCAAAAGATTAAAGAAAAGAAGGATATCTTTAAGGAAGCTCAAAAAGAATTAAAAAGTTCTCTTGAGAAATGGAGGAAGGAAAATTTAAGAAATCCTGTTCCTGAAGAATTGGTTGCAAAAATTGATGGTTATATTGATGGTTTAAATGGAAGAATATCTCAGTCTTCAAAAAGGGCCTATGACATTTTAATTGAATCTGATGTTGAAGAGGCAATTACTCGTGCAGAGATTAAAGCAATTTATAATAATGCAATCGAAAGATATAAAGGCGTTAGTGGTTTTCCGACCTCAGAATCATCGAAAAAAGCAATTAAGAAACTTGAAGCTTCAAGAGATTATCTTTTGTCAAATGTTGGCGAATCTATAAATCCAGCAACGGCCAAGCATATTATACAAGGGTTAGATGAAGACTCTAAGAAGTTCTACACAAGAAATACACTAGAATTTGATGATGTTATTGGCAGCGGATACAAAGAAGTTAGAAGGGGTTTTGACCAACTACTAAAAGAAAGAGTGGTTGGATACAAAGAGGCAATGGAACCAGTTAGCGAAATGATGGGTATTCGTGATCGTGTATTAAAATATGGTGCTAATAGAGATGCAGTAAACATGAAGCTCAAAAATTTGCACAATGGATTAAATCAAGATTATGTTAAAGATCTAAAGTCTTTGGCAAATGCTTACGGGGAAAACATTGGTAGAGATTTAGAAGTTGCTGCAACAAAACAGCTACTAGCAAAGCAGGCCAGAATTGAAGGATATGTCCCTGTTATTAAAAGATACAATCCTGAAACAGGAAGAGTTTATGTTGATAGTTCTGCTGTTCGTAGAATGGATACTGCTGCACAATCAGCAGAACAGTTAAAGTATAGACAATTTCCTAATGAGACTAAAAGGCTGCTTGAATTATCAAAAGATATTGAAACTTTAAATTATGCTGGTCAGAAATACGGCCCGTTGACAAGTGAAAATGCTAGAAGATATTTAGAAAAAAAACTAAAATGGGTAGCTGACCATGAAATAAGCGCATCAAAAAGAAAACTTTCAGGCAAAAGTAGAATCCTTGCTGAAGCAAAAAAAGATCTTAAGAAAATATCTCCATTTAAAACGGTTGATTCTACTAGAGATATTATTAAAACTGAGCTATCAAGGGCTGAGAGTCGTGCAGTGAAAGAAGTATTTTCGTTTATAGGTAGTCTATCTAAACCAGATGAGATTAAGGATTTTGTTTCTTGGATTGAACTACTAAGATTAAAGCACGTTTTTAATAGAAAGTTTACAAGAGGTTCAAGAAATGTAAATTTGTGGTCTGGAATATTTTACGGTGCGACTGCATTAGTTGGTACAGGTATTGGCGGCCCTATGGCCGGTATGGTTAGTGCTATATTTAGTAGAGGGTTAGGGTACGCAATAGGTGCAATAATTGATACCTATGGACCTAAGATAACTCTAAAACTATTGAGAAGACTTTCCGAAATTGACGGTAACATAACAGCATCTAAGATTACAAAAGAAGCCGTGGACGCTCTTCCCTATAATGAAGCATCTAAGAAATTTCTTTATGAGGCAAACAAAGCAAAGGAAATTGTAGACAAGTTTAATAAAAGAATGGTTGGAAAGATAAAAAAGACTGCGGATTCTTATATTAAAAGACCAATTAAAAGCGGAATCCCGTTAAACAGAACAGAAAAAGAGTTTGATAAAAAGACCTACAGGGAACTTAGGGAAGATGTTGAAAAGATAGAAGCATCAAAAGTTCTTTATATGGACGGTGTTGAAGATATTAATGACGTAATATTCCCAGTGCTGCCGAACATAATGGAGAATTTCAGGCAGAAGAATATAAGAGCAGCAGAATTTATTGTTAGTAAATTTCCCAAACAGCCGTTAACAGACATTTATGATGAATGGGAACCTTCGGTATACGAGCTAGAAAAATTTAAGAAGTATATTGAATACACTTACACACCGTCAAAGTTTTTTGATGACATGGAAAATGGTTATATTTCACCAGAAGGCGTTGAGACTCTTAAAAAGATTCACCCAGCATTATTTGATAGAATATCAGAAAGTATTTATGAAGAAGTTATGGATAAGGAGGCATACAAAAAACTGAGTCCCACCAAGAGATTCCAGCTAGCAAAGCATTTCTATGTAAACCCATTAGACATTTACAGGCATGATAAAACAATGATGTATCAAAATATGAAATCACCGCTAGCAGATCAAGAGCAACAGCAAATAGCTCAAACAAAAGCGGAGAGTGGTCAGAACGCAGGTCAGGGAACTGATAATCTGAAACAAACAGGACTTAATTCTTTGGAGATGGATAAAAGAAGTCAGACGAGAATGAATAATATTAGCAACAGGGTTTAGCCAAAGTTACAACCTTTAACCTACGAGGGGCAAAAATGGGAAGGAAATTATTAATAGGGCCTAAAGATATCATAGATGAAACAGGCCTGGACACAACGACTACCGGAGCAGCTACATATTGCGAAAATGTGGACTTAGTTAGCTACGATATTATTTGGTCAAACGGAAACACGCCCGTTGCTACTGTTGTTTTTGAGTATTCAAACGATAAAACAGAGTGGAGAGATTTAGTATTTAGCGGCACTATTTCAATTTCTGGTGCTTCTGGGGTTCATCGAGTTGATATTGAACCTAATTTTGTTTATGTGCGCCCTAAGGTAACATTTTCAAGCGGTGATACTGATTTATTAATAGAAGTTAAAGGAACAACAAAGGGGGCATAAATGTCATATTTTAAATATCCAATCCCATCAGTCGTAAGCGTTTCTGGTTTAGGTCTAGCAACCGAAGCAAAGCAAGATGATATAATTAGTGCGCTTGGTGCTGGATTGTCTGTAGTAGATATTATGGATGCTGGTGCATTGCTTGACACTTCATCAACTAATATCCCAGCATCGTCAGGGAATCCAGTTGAAATAATAGCATCAACAGCAGCAGCAATTTCAAGAGTATATCCTATTGACGATATTGGTGAGTATATTGGTCTTTACACTGGTGCGGCCTTATCAGAAACACTTGCTTGTGTTCTTCCCCTTGGTGGCGGTGCTGTCATTGATTTGGCAATCCCGTCAGGCACAAGGTTGTCATTAAGAGCAATGGAAAATACGGCGATAACATCAGGCAAACTTGCATTAAATTTTATAGGATAAGGGGGCAACCATGCCAGCATCGATTTTCAACAAAGGAACCGTGAAGATCCTTAAAGATATTTTGCGGTTCAAATCAGAGAAAGAAGTAATTAGTAATATAACAAACGCTAATATAGCAGCAGGCGTTGTTGCCCCAGTTGGATCATTTGCGCTAACAAACGAGGGCAAGTGTTTCACAAAATATGGTGCAGCAGATACAGATTGGAATCCAGTTATTCTTAGTGTTGGGGTTTCTGGTGGTCAGACAATCCAAGGTGGCAGCAGCTCAGGAGAGAACTTAACGCTTGAATCAACGAGTGACGCAACAAAAGGAAGGATACTTTCAAAAGATCCAATAAATTATGATCCAACAATGTCTTCACCAACTTATGCAGAAGGTAATACAAGCTGGAACAGTACAGAAAAAACAATGGATATACAAACAGGCCTGGGGGGAACTGTTTTACAAGTAGGACAAGAGATATATGTTTATGTCAAAAACAACACAGGCGCACAGATTGACAACGGTACACCAGTATATATCAACGGTGACTCTGCCGGAGTTCCAACAATAGCAAAAGCACAAGCACACATTGAGGTACAGTCTAGGTGCATTGGCTTAACAACAATGGATATTGCTGATAGTGGATCTGGTTTTGTTTCATCATATGGGTTGGTAAGAGATATAGATACAAGTGGGCTATCTGTTGGAGATGCTTACTTGACTGACACCGACGGAGAGTTATCTAATACAAGGCCTAATGACGGTTCTTTTACAGTGTCTGTTGGCAGGGTATTAGTTTCAGATGCTGCAAATGGAGTTATTTTTGTTAATCCAAACGCTAGCGATTTAACAGTAGAAGTTAATGACACTAATGGATTCCCAGACATTGAACGAACAAACACAACTCTATCGTTTGTTGATGGTACGAGAACTTTTACAATAACGCCATCTGGTTCAATGTTTCATTTCTATGAAGGTGGAACAAAGTATGAAAAAACATCAGCACAAAGTGTTGTAATTGATGACACGGAAGGGATGCACTCAATATATTTTGATGGTGGAACACTGACTTCAATAGCTAATGCTACAGAATCGCAATTTGAAGATATAGTGATAAATCATTCTTTTGTTGCTTTAATATATTGGGACGCCGTAGCTTCTTCTGGTATTTACTTAGGCGACGAAAGACATGGTATTTCAATGAGTCCAAGGACTCACGCATATTTGCACTTAACCAGAGGGGCGCAATACGGTTCCGGCCTTGGTATTGGCGATATACTTGCCGATGAAGCAGGGTCATTAGACAGTCATGCACAATTTAGCGTTTCATCTGGTGTTATTTATGATGAGGATATTGACCACATTGTTCCATCAATAGCTTCAACAGTTGGGCTTGATATTTATGCTTTAGATGGTGCTGGTGCTAATCTGAGAAAATATACAGAAGCAGGTTTTTCTGTTTTGACTGACACAACATCGGGTGTAGGAGTTAGTGGCAGGTTAGTATATAATCAATTTACTGGTGGAGCATGGCAGTTAGCGGTTGGCCCTAACGGCGAGCATGTTTTGTGTCACGTCTTTGCTATCAATGGAATTTCTGGCGGTCAACAATGGGCAGCAGTAGTTGGGCAGAATATATACTCAACGGTTTCAGATGCAAGGGCAGGGGCCGAGCAAGAAATAAATAGCATTGTTAGTGCGTTACCTCTTCCAGAAATTGTTGCATCAGGAACAATAATTTATCAAACAAGAGATAACTACACTAACAGCGTGAAGGCGAGAGTAATATCAACAGATAGTGGTGGTGATTATGTAGATTGGAGAGAAACAGAAGTTACAGGCGGTGCAGCGCCTACCAACCATGCAAACTTATCTGGCCTGGAAGATGCAGGGACAGGAGTTTTACACGGACACATAAATGCACTGGCACAATCAATTGCTGGCGTCAAAGATTTTTCAAATGGTATTAAATTAGCTGCATCGACGGTTACCGCTAACAACATACTAGATGAAGATAACATGGCTTCAAACAGTGCAACAGCATTAGCAACACAACAATCGATAAAAGCTTATGTAGATAACACATTGGTCGAGGCGACAATATTTGTAAACCAACCCACAATATCAGCTCCAGCCAATGGAGCAAATGGAATAAATTTTTCTAGCAATATTACTACATCAGCTTTTGGTGTAACTTCTGGTTCTGACATTCACGAGTCAACAACGTGGGAAATTAGAGATCAACTAGATAACCTTGTTTTTTCATCATATGAAGATAAGACAAACCTTGTTAGTCTAAACATTTCATCAGCAGACTTTACAGCAAGCAAAACTTACAAGTTAAGGGTAAGGCATATTGGGCAAACGTACGGTGAGTCGCAGTGGTCTGATTTTGTTTATTTTACTACCGCAGCAACTCTCCCTCATGTAGACACGCCATCAATTAGCAACCCAGCGGAGGGAGAAACAGACTTTGAACCTATGGGTGATGCTATTACATCAAGTGCATTTTCTAGCTCAGGTGGAGAAACACACGTTCACTCAGACTGGGAAATGTTATACGCATCCACGGGTGTTGTTGATGCAAGTGCATATGATAATACAACCGACAAAGTATCAAGAAATTTTGATAACTCTTTGTTAACAGCAAATACGCAATATTTAATAAGATGTAGGCACAACGGAAATTCGTCTGGTGACAGTTTATGGTCACCTTACATCAATGCAAAAACTCCAGCAGCTTTTCCGAGTGTTGATACTCCGACTATATCTAACCCAGTAGATGATTCCACAGGTGAGGATTTTGCTGATCCATTTACAACATCGGCATTCAACTTGAGCAATGAACAGTCAGTGTCGGGAAGTCACGAGGGTACAGATTGGCAAATAGCGACTGATGCAGCTTTTACTGGCCTAGTTAAAGACATTACTAACGATACTACCAACAAAGTATCTTATCAATTTTATCCATCGGATTTTTCCACAAGTACTGAATATTTTTTCAGAGCAAGACACAAAGATGAAGTATATGGATACTCAAGCTATAGTGCCGTTACATCTTTTACGACAGCAGCGACACTTTTGCCAGCAGCGGAAGCATCGTATGATTTTACTGACGGAAACATAACAAATGATGATTCTGGCAATGCATATACTTTATCCAATCCTGACGTTTTATCGTCAACCGCTGCTGGTGTTGAAATGAACTATGCAGGTGATGGAACGGCAAACCAGCAAGGATTATATCAAGCAACACTACTTGATACTGTGAATACTTGGGATGGTATCACAGTAGAGGCGTATTTTACTTATGACGGTACACCATTAGTTGAGGCGTTTGTTTTCCAAAAAGAAAATGTAAATGGAGCAGACTACATGGTTTTTAGAATCTCAAGTTCTGATGTTGGTCAGTTTTACTTTTCATCCGGTGGGTCTGAAGTGAGCGACACATCAACCGCGACTTTTACAACAGGTAATACTTATCACGTTGTGATGAGATGGGGAACAACAAGCGGAGCTAGTATATTTATAAATAATTCAAAAACTGTGGTAAGTGCTGGTGCTACAACTTTGATGGCAAATCTAACCTCAACAAATGATATTAGAATAGGTGCATCTCTAGGTCTTAAATATGGTCTAAATGGAACAATAAAATTACTAAATGTTTACGACCAAGATTTAAGCGACTCAGAAGTAAGTGCAATTTATGCTGCTGCCACCTCTTAAATTAAAATACTGTGTATTACGTTGGGGTGTTGTGAATAACGAAAATAAACCTTGAAAATAGCACTCCAACTTCCAAACCTTTCCTCAATTACCCAATCAAAAAAAATAATTAACCACTTATAACTAATTGCCCTTACTCTTACAAACGTTAGAAGCTTGCCGTCGGTCTTAAGAGCGGGAGCGCCATAAGCAATAACTTTTCTTTTCGACCAGCAAGAAATAAACATGATTAAAATTAAAATAGGTAACATTAACCAACAAAAAAAATTGTTATTGCAAATGCCATAAAAGATTATATCTCTCGGGTGCAAGAATCGATTGTTAAGTATTTTTTCTTTTGCGGTTATTGGTATTTCGATATTGTTATATCTTAATAACTGTCTTTTTATTTCTTGCCAAATCTCTTTATGATATTTTAAGTTTTCACTCTTACTATATGCTACTATTGCAGTCAATTGGTCATGGGACATATATCGATCGTGCCCTGTCAGCTCAGCAGGGTGCTGCCTAAAAATTCCTTTACCTCGATCACAAGTAAACAATGCTGAATTGATGATATTTCGCTCTTTTTTCGGATCAACACCTAGTTCTTTTAATAAAAAGTAATGCTCAATTGTAAACAGTAGCGAGTTTTCTTCTAGTTCCGAATCTGGTTCTGATGTAATTAGTTCAAAACTATCTCTAAAGTCTGTCATATTAATTTAATCCCTGTTAAATAGGATATAATGCCTATTATACTTAGCCCTAAAAAATAGATAAGTTTTCTATTAGTGTTTATCTTTTCTTTTTTAGGGCAGCTATGTTTTTCAATTCTTATTACTGATTCTTTTATTGCAGTGAGTTCAACATCTAGTTTAGTTTTAATTGTAGCAATATCTTCTTTGATTTTTACATAATCACTTTCTTGCATTTTTATCCCCACGATTAAAGTTTTTTTAAAATAATATATATTAAAAACAGTATAGTTAATAAGAGTGAAAGACTAAGTTATTAATAATTTGATTTTACGGATAGTTGTAATATTATCTTGTTAACAGAAACTTTTTTGAAAAGGGAAATTTATGAATTATTTAGACTATAAAACACAGTACCCAAAGGAGACTTACGAGGTCGGATATGCGCTTGGTGAAATGATAAGAGCAATTGGCGCTGCTCTCAAAGATGGTTTCCAACCAGGGCAAGACATACCCGTAATTATTACATCAGCTATTGCAAATCTTGCTAGCGCAATAAACGGTCTTGATGAATTACCAGAAGAGTTTGTTCAAGAACCTGTTAAAGCTGCGGTAGCAATAATTGCTCCACTCGGTGACGGTGTTCAAGATCTTTTGAAAAGCTTGAAAAAAGAAGAAAACTAATAAACAATATAAGAATCCTAAGAAAGAAAAAATCCCCACGGACTCAACAAAAAATAGCTTCTTGCGTGGGGATTTTTTTAAAGCAGGTAATTTATGCCACTCTCCCAGATAATTGATACTTTTGCTTTGTTAATATCGGTAGTTGATAAGCTTATGGACGTTTTACCGAACTATGATCAACGCAAAAGAAAAGAGTTTTACAATCTTAGACAGAAATACGAAAACGAAAAAAAACAGAGTTATCCTTTGCGAGATGATAACAAAGTTGGAATATATCGAGATAAGCTATTACTGTTTATGTCAGAATTTAAAAAAGAAATAGGTGGTTCCAGTGAAGATTAAATATACTCTGTTATTACTCGTATTCATCACTTTAACTGGTAGCTGTTCAACTACACCAAGTATTGTTTTAAAGTTCCAAGAGCGAAGGTATAGGCCTTGCACAGTTGAAGAGATTAAAAAGTTTAGACCTAAATCGGATAGGATTACTTTTTGTTGGAGATATTGCGCAAAATATAAAGTATGGAGAAAGCACGAAGCAAAAAATTGTAAGATCTGGAAAACGGATATACTAGATTCAAATGAAGACTTCTCAAAAATAAGAGATGCCGGATTTGTACTCATTAATGAAAAAAGAATTTATTAATGAGAAAAATTTCAAAGATCATAATACATTGCAGCGATAGCGACATAGACGAAAAGCACGACAACATAGAAGCAATCAGAAGATGGCACTTGGCCAATGGATGGAGGGATATTGGTTATCATTATTTTGTCAGAAAAAACGGAACAATCGAAATTGGCAGACAGCTAAAAACGATTGGAGCGCACTCTTTCAGCAATAACACATCATCCATTGGTATTTGCTGTGCTGGTAAAAATAATTTTACGAGAGAACAATTTGAATCTACATCAAAGATAGTCAGGAATTTACTAGATATTTTTGATCTTGGTAAAGAAGATGTTTTTCCTCACCACTTTTTCGACAAGAGTAAAACCTGCCCAAACTTTGATATTTCCAAAATAACAAGTTTAATATAACCTATAATCTATTATTAACTTTTTTGATGTGAGTCTAAAGGTTAGTTAATTTGTAATATTCTAATTGGAATATTGGGTAAAAAATAAAAATCCCCTAATCAAAGGGGATTTTTTTTAATCAAATCTACCGTCACAATGAGAGAAATCATTACTCAAACTAAAATTTCTATTTTCAGTGCAATCAGTGAAGTTACAACTAAAAAATTCACTTCCCATAATATTGCAATTTTCAAAATCAGTCTCAACAAAAACACATTCTTCAAATATACAACCGTTAAAAACAACATTCTTTAGCTTGATGTTTGTAAAATCAATCCATTCAAAATAATCGTTGTTAAATTCTAAGTATGTCTCTGTTCTTTTAAGATCTAAGTTGTGAATTTTTAGCCTTCTGTCAAAAGTACTTTGTTCTACCATCATTATATAATCCTTTGTTTAAATAATTGGCGGAAAATGAACAGACAAAGGGGGAGGATACCCATTCATTCGCCGCCATAAATAACAAAAAAGAAAATACATCAAGTAAAATATAATGTAAAGATAATAAATAATGTAAATAAAAAACTTTACAAGAAATTTTAAATAACATATATAAGAATCAACTAATATCAATCACGCAAAAAAAGGTGAATAAAATGATGCCAAAAGACTTTTATCGATCATGGGAATCAAAACCTGAGATTTGTGACAAGTGCAATACATATTCGCCTAATTGCAAATGCAAATGGGGCAAGTATGGACGATTTGGAGATGTATTGGATGGACGAATATCTGGAAGAATTGAGTCAAGATCTAGCTTTGACTTATATAGAGAATGGAAAGATTATCGAGCAATGGCAGCAAAGCACAGACTTGATATATATAGAGAAAAACCATGGGAGAGAGAAGAAAGAAATCGCTTAGCTGAAGAGTTAAAAGCACTAGAAAAACTCAAAGAAAAACTCAATAAAAATTCTTAATAATTATTTCTGAAATTTTCCAAGGCGCACTCTCTGATTTTCCTATTGGAGAGTTGTCGCCATGACCAAAAAACCTCGTTTTATCGGCATAGTCTATAAGGTGTATAACTTCATGCAATATTGTTTCTGCGCATGATCTTTCTGATCTTTTGTAAAACCTACGAGAATTTATAAAAATGTATTTTAACCCTTTGGATGGATTGTAATACCCATTTACTTTACTCCATGGCCACCACGGCTTGTAAAACCTAACCCTTGCATCCCACCGGCATTTTACGAAAGATAACCAGACCTCGGCACCGTTTACCCTACCATCACTATCAGAAGAAAAATCAAAGTCACCCATTGACCTAAGTTCTTTTTCGAATTTTTCTGAGTTGATAATCAGAGATAATTTTTTACATATATTATTTAATTTTTTTGATTTACTTGCTGGATAAATTTGCATATTATTCCTCATATTATTTACGTTAAATAAGGATAGTATAATGCAGAAAAAAGAAAAAGAAAAATCGAAAGTGTACACTTTTTCAATGACAGAAAGTGACCGTAAAAAAATACAAAAGCAAGCTAATAAATTTACCGACGGTGTTGTTAGTAAATTGATTGTAAAAGCTTGTCTCAAATACAAAGGAGAAGAATAAAATGGAAGATGGAAAACAAGTATTTAAAGCAATTTCTTTAGTAATGAAGGATCTGGGTGCAATCGGCAAAGTTCAAAGAAACGGTCAGCAAGGATGGACTTTCAGGGGTATTGACGACGTTTACAACGCAGTAAATCCATTAATGGCAAAATACGGAATTTTTACGGTTCCAGAAGTATTGGAAACAGTAAAAGAAGAAAGGGTGACGTCAAGAGGATCTAAGCTATATTTTGCTACACTAAAAGTTAAGTACACGATCTACGCATCCGACGGTTCATATATAGAATCCATAGTATATGGTGAGGCGATGGACTCAGCTGATAAGTCAGTATCAAAAGCAATGTCTATAGCTCATAAATATCTATACTTTCAGCTTTTTTCGATTCCAGTTGTTGAAAACAAAGAAGTTGATCCAGATCACACAGCTTTGAGAAAGAATGAAAGTATTGTTGATAAAAACCAACCACAGCAGCAAAGACCACAGCAGCAAAGACCACAGCAGCAAAGACCACAGCAGCAAAGACCACAGGTTCCTGGCCAAAACTACGGAAACTCTCAAAGAATGACTTATGGTAATAGATAATGGGAGAGCAAACAGGATCAACATATTTGAGTAATATTTGTGAAAAATGTGGCGAAGGGTATGCAGATAATAGAGTTAGTAAATACATGTGTCTCTATTGCTACAAAAAATTTAAAAAAAGATTAGGAGAGTTGAGAAATGGAAGGCGAATTTATTCAAGAACAATACAAGAAAAAACCAGAACAAAAAGCAAGGAAACAAAAAAAGAAGTCACCGACACACACCGCAAAAACAATGGCATTAGTTCAAAAAGCAAAAAACTTGGTGGATCTTCTGAAGAAGAACAATGCGTCAGTGGTTTTCGCAGTGTACAATTGCAAATCTGGTGAAAATAAAATTATTAAAATATTCAAAAGCTACCAGGCCGCTGAGGTTTTTGCTGTTGAAAATTGTCATAAGGCATCTACTGGGTTGCAGATTAGGAAAGTCTTTGTTTCTAACAAGAGAAGAGATTAAAAAAAAGAGCGGCTGAACTAGTTTGTGTCGCTTATTTGTTAAAATAAATGGTTGGCCGCTCTTTTAGAAAACTAATATCAAATCATCACAAAACCGACTCGGGATAGTGATTTTAGAAATGTATATTAAAAATAATTTATTTTAAACAAAAAAAAAGCGGAACTGGCGGCCGCTTTTTTAGTATTAACTATTCTCATTATAAAGGTTTAATCATTTTAATAGAATTAAAATGATACATCAAATTATTTAATGACTATTTAATGACTATGTAAAGAAATTAACTGATATCACTATAACGTGGTTTACTATTTAAAAAATTGGCAAAAAAAAACTCGGCACAAAGGATTGTAAAGGCCGAGTTTTTTTAATTTCTTTTTTATCAAAAGTTTATTAAACTTAGGATTCAAAAAACTAAACAACAAGGATAAAGCCTATCAAAAATTTCATAAAAAATCATCAAACAAAATTAGTCTGGAAAATAAAAAAATGCACATGCATTAATTCTACAGCTACAATCAAAATTCACATTAAAATTAACGGGGGGAAATAATGCCAAAAAGACAGCTACACTATATTGATGTTGAAGACGCACAGAGATACGGAGTTAACGCAGCTTTGTTTATCATGCGCTTGGAGTACTTAATAAACAACAATTGCATAAGCAGGAAAGAATATGTTTTTCACGATGGAAGATACTGGTCTTATTCGCCAAGGCATGAAATAGCAAAAGTAATGCCATACATTAGTGATTCATCCCTCAAGAGAATAACAAAAAAATTGAGAGATGAGGGGGTCATTGAAACAAGATCAGACCTCAATGACTCTCCGTATAATAATACACTTTGGTACACGTTTACACCCAGTGAATACCAAGAAAGAATATCTCTTAATAATACATACGAAAAACCTAAGCCATTGAAATCTATCGCTAGGTCAGATTGCTCCATGGACTTGTCCAGATCGCCAAATCATCATATAGAAATAAAGAATAAAATAAAGAAAGGGGGAGGGAATTTTGAATTCACTGAGTCAAATGAAAAGAAAGAAGAAATACAAAGATCGGAAAAATTATCCCCCCCTGAAAAGGATATTACTTTATCAGCAAAAGAAATAATTGATCACTGGAATACTACAAGTATGACTAAGTGCAATTTTAATCAGTCTATACTTTTTAGACTATCTAAGTTCATAAGTGAAAGAGAATTAAACGGAGAATACCCAGAAGACTTAAAAATGGCGGCAAATAACAGGGTTAAGGTTGGGGAGCATGCAAACACATGGATGAAAGACAAAGTGTCATTACAGGCATTTTACGGGCTAAATGGGAGAAAACCACAATATGAGCAATTTCTACCAGATTTATTTGAGATATCTGATTATATCAAAAGCGAGAAATCCGAATATGTTGAGCAGAGTACAGAAGAAAGATTGAAAGAATTAAGAAAATATAGAGAAAAATATTGCAATTATAATAAATAATATATATAAGTCAAATAACAAGAATGAAACAAAGGATTTTTATGAGTGAATTTGACACTGGGTTTCCTGATGAACAATATATCGGTTTGATAAACTCGGTTGA